GCGAAATCTACGACGATCCGGAGCGGTTCGATCGCTGGCTCAACTCGAGCGAGGCGGCGCCCTGGCGTGTCTGGGGAGGGAGGGTTTGATGTCTCACAAGCCTGGCGAAAAGAAACCCCCACGCAAGCCGAAGCCGCGATGACTCAGCTGACGCCGCATTTTTCGCTCGAGGAATTCACAGACTCGCAGACCGCGGCCCGCAAAGGTCTTCCCAATACGCCGCCGGCATACGAGCTCGAGCACCTTGAGCACACCGCTAAGGTGATGGAAAAAGTTCGTGCTCTGCTGGGCGATAAGCCGATTCTAATCAGTTCCGGCTATCGGAGTCCGCAGGTCAACGCCGCTGTCGGCGGCTCGAAGGGCAGCGCGCATATGAGCGGCCTGGCGTGCGATTTTTCTTGCCCTGGCTATGGGACGCCGCATGTCATTTGCAAAGCGCTCGAGCCGCACATGAAGGCGCTTGGAATCGACCAGCTAATTCACGAATACAATCAATGGGTTCACCTTGGTTTGAGCGCGGGGACTCCGCGGCACCAGGCAATGACCATCGACAATCGCGGCGCGCGTAACGGATTCGCATGAAAAACTGGCGGCCAGATTTCATCATCACTGTGATTTGGGCGATCGGAGCAATGACTGCGATGGTGCTGATGGGCACGGAGATTATTCACAACCAGAAACTGGTCGACCGAATGCTGATCACAATTCCCGGCGGCACTGCGATCATTATGGGGTACTGGTTCAGCAAGAAGGATGGGCCGCCGCCATGAGCCCGATTGCCCTCGTTCTTGTCATCATCCTGATTGTTGTGCTCGCCGGCGGCGTTGGCGGGCCGTATCTCGGAGCGCCGTGGCAACCTGGCTACGGGTTTGGCCATAGCGTCAATGGCCTGGTCGTCCTCGTTCTGATCGTCGTGATCATCCTCTGGGCTATGGGGCGCATGTGAGCGACTATTCCGACTTTTGTGCGCAGATCGCGGAATGGTGCAACCGCCAGGATTGGTCGCAGAATCTCGTTGGCTCGTTCGTTCTTATGGCCAATCAAAAGTTCAACCAGGAACTCCGAATTTCGCGGATGATCGGGATGGCGGAAAACACCGTTACTTGCCGCTGTTCGACGTTGCCCGACGATTGGCTGGAGAGCGATCTGGTCTTGATGGCGAGCGAGCAAGTGCCAGGCGGCTGGAAGCCGATTCGCTACAAAGCGAGGGACGAATTCTTCAAGCTGCCAGACAAATGGTCGTGCAACCATTACACAGTCGAAGGGCGAACGCTGTTCTTTGGCGGCACGCCGGACGAGACGGAAGGGCGCGCGTTTCAGCTCTATTATTTCCAAGAAGTGCCGATCTTTTCGGACACGATACCAAGCTGGATTTATACAAAATACCCGTCGCTCTACCTCTCCGCGGCGCTGATGCACGCCTATCTGCATGCGATCGGTGAAGAGGGCCAGGCGGCGGGGGCGAAACAACTCACCGAAGACACGATTCAGAAGCTCAACAACGAACACAACCTCTCCAAGGCGAGCGGCTCGAGACTCACGCGCACGAGGGTCAGGAGTTTCGGCTGATGAACGATCAGTGGATTCCATCTCCGCCTCAACCGCCGCCGACATGGACGCCTAACCCGCTGCCGCCGTCGAACGAATGGAGCGACACGGAGGCTTGCGCCGCGCCGAGCGGGCCTTCGATCGTCGATGGCATCGTTATCACCGGCGTGCCGGCGACGGTGAGCTCGCTCTATTGGCAGGTGAGCCTCAACGATGGCTCGAGTCCGCCGAATTTTCAGATCAATCATCTCGACGGCAAGGGCGCTGTGCTCGACGCTGCGCTGCAGATCTCTGGCGCTGATCTCTCAGCCACTTTCGCGGGTCCGGTCTACCTGGCGCGCGATCCGGTCGAGCCGATGGAGGCGGTGACTCTCGAATATCTCGAGGCGCATGGGGCGGGCGTCGAGGAAGCGCCGTCAGATGGTCAGACTTATGGGCGGACTTCAGGAGCTTGGAACGTAGTTGTTCCGGCCAGCGGTGGCACTTTTTCTGGACCGACCAACCTGGGCGCGGGCGGCGCGGTCACCTCGGGCGCGCTCTTATTCGCCGGAAATGCTGTTTGTTCGTTGCCCACGGTTGCTCAATTAGAGATCGGCGGCGGCTCTGCAGGCCAGGTGCCGGCGACCGATGGCAACGGCAATTTGTCCTGGGTCACGCCGGTTACCGGCGGGCCTTATCTGCCGCTCTCGGGCGGCACAGTCACGGGCAGCTTGACGGTCAACCAGGTGCTCACCGTTCAGGGGAGCAATTCACTGGTGCTCAACGCGCCGGTGACTGGCGGCAATCAGCGCGCCATCTTGAGCATGGCCGCCAATGTCACGCGCTGGCAGTTAGCGCTGGGCGACGGAACGGCTGAAGGGGCAAATAACGCCGGGGCGAATTTCAACTTGTCGGCCTACAGCACGACCGGCGGGTTTCTCGGCAATTGGCTGACCATCGCGCGGGCGGACGGTTCGACCGTGTTCAACGGGACCGGCATCACTGTCAATGGCGGCCTGGCGGTCAATGGGCTTTTCGCCGTCAACAGCCTCGGCAATTTCTATCTTCCCGGCGGCTCGGCTGGCCAGGTGCTCACGACCAATGGCTCGGGCCTTTTGTCCTGGACGACGCCTGCGGCTGGCGGATCGACGGTCACCATCAGCGACACGGCGCCGGCGAGCCCCACCGTAGGGGCGCTGTGGTGGGATTCTGTCGGGGGTCAGATGTACCTCCGTTATCAGGATCCCAATACGATCCAATGGGTTCCGACGACCAACGCCGCCAGCCTTCCGCCGCCCGCGTCGACGACGGTATTGGGCTCGGTCAAGGTCGATGGGACGTCGATCAAGGCGGCGGCGGACGGCACGATTTCGACCGTGCTTATCCCGATGGGCGACAACAGGCTCATCAACGGCGACATGCGGATCGATCAGCGCAACAACGGCGCGAGCGGCGCGGCGAACAACGTCTACACGATTGATCGTTGGTTTTACGGCGCGACACAAGCAAGCAAGGGAAATTGGGCTCGTAATAGTAGCGGGTCTGGTGTGCCGGGGCCTGCCGGGTTTCCCTATTGTCTCGGCTTTGCATCGTCGTCGGCTTACGCTTCGCTGGCGACTGATAACTTTTATTTCCAACAACGGATCGAAGCCGACATGATTAGCGATTTCGCTTGGGGAACGAGCGGAGCGCAGCCGGTCACATTGTCGTTTTGGGTTTATTCCAGCCTGACAGGCACATTTAGCGGCTGTCTAGAAAACGGTGCGGCGAATAGAGGTTATCCATTCAGCTTTTCCATTCCGGTTGCGAACACATGGACTAGGATCGTCGTCATCATCCCCGGCGATACGGGCGGCACATGGACGTTGAGCGGCAACGGCGTTGGGCTGTATGCGATCTTCGATTTGGGCAGTGGAGCAAATTTCCGCGCCCCTGCTGGGGCGTGGGCGACCGGCAACTATGTCGGCGCGACCGGCGCGGTGAGCGTCGTCGCCACCAACGGCGCGACTTTCTATCTGACCGGCGTCAAGTTAGAGATCGGCAGCGTCGCAACGCCCTACAACCGGCAGTCGCTGGCCAAGTGTTTGGCCGATTGCCAGAGGTATTATCAGGTATTAGCATCAATGCAACTAGGTGGAAACTCGCAAGTAACTGGTCCTATTACAACTGCGGCGATCCCGCTCTCTCCACAAATGCGCGCACAGCCTACTGTTACAACAAGTAATCTTTCGTATGGTAATGCGTCGGCATTAACTCTTGCTCCTTCTAGTAGTAATGTTGTTCAAACATTTCTATCAGTGACTGCTGTTGGCGCATGGAACGCAAACTTCAATATGCTTTCTAGCGCGGAGCTTTAACCATGACCACTACGCAAGTCTGATATGATTGACTTCCCCGCCAGCCCCACCGTCGGTCAGCAGTTCACCGCTGCGGGCGTGACTTGGGTTTGGGACGGGACGAAGTGGGCCGCGAGCGGCCTCTCCATCGCTTACGTGCCGCTGGCCGGGTTCGTCCCGGCGATGAATGACAACAGAATTATCAATGGAGATATGCGTATAGACCAAAGATGGAACGGCGCGAGCGGGACGGCGAATGGATATACGGTTGATCGGTGGCAGTATTTAGGGAGCTTGGTGAAGGGAACGTGGCAGCGAGTTCCTACCAACACAGCGGCGTTTGGCTTTCTTTATTGCCTCAGTTTCATATCGTCCTCGGCATATGCGTCTATACCAGCCGACTATTTTGTATTTACGCAATTTATTGAAGCCGACATGGTCGGTGATTTCGCTTGGGGAACGGCAAATGCGCAGCCAGTTACACTTTCGTTCTGGGTTAATTGTTCACTGGCGGGAACTTTCAGCGGCGCAATTCGCAACGCTGCCGCCACACGTTCATACCCTTTCATATATTCGGTTTCGGCCGCGAACACCTGGACGAAAATTACCATTACTATTCCCGGCGACGCTACTGGGACATGGGTCTCTAGCGGCAACGCCGCTTCGGTTCATGCGATCTTCGATCTTGGATCTGGTTCGACTTCTCGCGGACCCTCTGGCGCATGGGCGTCGGCAAATTATTTGGGCGCGATCGGCGCGCAGAGCATCGTCGCCGTCAACGCCGCGACCTTCTATGTGACCGGCGTCAAGCTCGAGATTGGCTCTGTGGCAACGCCCTACAATCGGCAGTCGCTGGCCAAGTGTTTGGCCGATTGCCAGAGGTATTACAGGAACGACATAGCAGTTTACGCTAATGCATATGCATTAGCCGGTAATAATGTTGGTTCAACTGTCTCATACTCATCGATGCGGATTGCACCTACAATTACGTTTTCCGGGGCTTCTTATGCTAATGCAAGCGGCGTAGCAGTTGGCTATGCTCCAACAACTGGTAGTGTAGGTATTATAGCCACAGCAACAGCAACTGGAACCGCGAGCTATGCTGCTACAGTGGTTATGAGCGCGGAGCTTTGACCATGACCTATACGCAAGTCTGGGATGCCATGCAGAACCAAGTCCACGACGGCATGATCCAGCGCGACGAGGATGGCGCGTTCGTGCCGTTTGACCCCGACAACCGCGACTATCAGGACTATCTGGCCTGGCTCGACGAGGGCAATGAGCCTAATCCACCGCCCGCGATTCCTACGCCGCCGATCGAAGAGTCGCCGCCGCCCGACATCCATGAAGTCAACGCCCAGGTGCAGGACATCGACGCGCGGCTGACGGATCTCGAGACAATCGTGGGGAGACAGGCGCGTGGTTGAGACATTAACAAAAAACTATAGTTGGACGAAGCCGGAAATCACGGGCTCGGCGGCGACTTGGGGTGGCTTTCTCAACAACGATCTCGACGAGATCGACGCCCTTGTCTTCGCCAATCAGCAGGGCATCAATCCGATCGGCTCGGGCGCGCTCTGGTTCACCGCGACGCCGCCGGCGAACTGGCTGATCTGCGACGGTTCGTCGCTCTCTACTACGACTTATGCGGCGCTCTACGCGGCGATCGGCTACACCTACGGCGGCTCAGGGCCAAACTTCAACCTGCCGAATCTACAACTCAATTTCCCCATCGGCGCAGGGGCCGGCCTGGCGCTTGGCGCGAGTGGCGGCGAGGCGACGCATGTTCTTACGACGGCCGAGCTCGCGCCTCATCCGCACCCAATTATCGACGTCGCCCACACGCACGGCGCGTCGCAAGGCGCGCATGCGCACGCCATCGCGACCGGGGCGCATGCGCACGCCATCCATACCGGGGCTCACGCTCATAGCGGCGTTGCTGTTGGTCTCACAGCATCGGGAGGGGCGATCCAGGGCGGAGCGCCAGGCAATCTTCAAATGGGGAACACCAGCACGGCTGGCGATCTCGGCGGCAACACCGATACTGCCGGCAATCTCGGCGGCAACACCGACACGCAACAACCAGGGGTGACGGTTAACGCCTCGGGCACTGGTCTTTCAACCACGCAGAACGCCGGCGGCGGCGCGGCGCACAACAACCTGCCGCCCTATGTCGGAATTAACTTCATAATTCGGTATCTATGAGCACGCAGTTCAAACCGCTCTCGATTCCACCTGGCGTCGTCGCCACCGCGACGAAGCAGATGAGCTCGACCAATTATTCCGCGGTCAACATGGTGCGCTGGACGGAGGGGCGGCTTTCGCCCATCGGCGGCCAGGCGAAGTACAATTACACCTTCGCCTCACGCTGTAAGGCGATCCATGGCTGGTATGATCTAAGTGAGATCTACCACACCGCATATTTGTGCGAATCGAACCTTTATATCGATGTCGGCGGCGCGCTTCTCGACATCACGCCGGCCAATGGCATGATTCCGCCGACGCCGCCGACTGAGGGCGGCTATGGCGATTTGCTCTACAACGATGGTCCGCCAAACACTTACGGCACGCCGCGCAACATCGGCGCCGACGCGGCGATCGACCGTGTGCCCGACGTCTACAGCCTCAATAATTTCGGCGCGATTCTCCTGGCGATGACCTCCTCAGATGGACGGCTTCTCCACTGGGATCCAGCCGCTGCGCCAGGCACATTGGCGACAGTGGTGACGCCAAAAGTGACGACGCCGCCATGCGTGGTGCCGAACGGTCGTTGCTTCGCCGTTACGCCGGAGCGCTTTGTTCAGATTTTCGGCTCGTACAACGACGGCACGGCGAACGACGGCGGCTCGTTTCGCCGCTTCGCCTGGTGCGACCAGGAGGATTACACCAACTGGAATTACTCCGACACGACGACGCAAGCGGGCTTTCTCGACATCGAGCCAGCGAATCCGATCATCACGGCGTGCCCGACGCGCAACGGCACGATCTTCTGGACCGGCAAAAAATGCTATGTTTCCAGGTACTTAGGCATTCCGTATGTCTACAATTTCACCGAACTTGGAGACTCCTGCACGCCGTGGAGTCCACAGAGCGTAGTCACGACCTCAAGCATGGTGCTTTGGTTCTCGCAACAGGGTCCGTACAGCTTCGACGGAACCTCGATTCTACCGGTTCAGTGCATGACCCGCGCCTGGATCGACGAGGACATCGACCTCCTCAATGTGCGTGAGCAAGCCTGTGCGGTGCATGTGGCTAATTTTAACGAATTCTGGTGGTTTTTCCCGCAGGGGCCGCAGACTAATCCGAGCGGCTATAATACGCGCGCTGTCATCTATAATTACAAAGAAGGCTGGTGGGGCCAGGCGCAATGCGCGCGCTCGGCCGGCGTGACGGCGAGCTACACCGCGCACACGATCATGGCCAATGGGACCGTCTCGTACGAGCACGAGTATGGAAACCAGTACAATGATTGTGACTTACCCTGGATCGAAACCTTCGATCTCAATGTCTTTGGCTACGGCAAGAACACCAGTCCTTACCTGGTAGGCTTCACGGCTGGAAGCACGCTGACTACGGTCAAACAGCTTCTTCCAGACATCCAGGGCGCAGTTAGCAACGTCCTTTATTCGCTGTTTTACCGTGCTAGCCGCAGTCTTGGCTTGCCTGAGCTCCAATCCGTTCCGAAGCCGGTGCGGAGCGACGGCTACGTCGACATGCGCACGACCGGCCGGGATATCCGGCTGCGCATGGACCTGGCGATTCCGCCGGGAATGATCATCAACGGCGTCGCCTCGTCGGGCGCGGTCCTTCCGGTGACGGTGGGCCAGCATTTGATCGACGCTGTGCCTCGAGGAGATCGCTAATGGCGACTGTTCCCTCTCCGCCCGCTGCGCAAGCGCCGCCTGAGCTTCCGAATGATCCTAAAGTTTCGGACAAGCTGGCGAATTATTTGCGCAGCTTTTCGCTCTGGTGCCGGCACGGCTTCGCGGCCAAGCTCGACGCCAATACCGCGCTGCCGGGGATCCTATTGCAAGCCAATGACGCGCCGCCAGGCACAGCGCCCGCGGTGTGGTTATTGGAGGTTCAAACCAACGGATCGTTTGTCGCTAGACCTGTGCCGCTTGGAGGCGGCAAGCCGTGAACGAGGCCTTCTATTTCCGCAAGCTGCAGCGCGCCCTCGACGCGCAGGGCGGCTTGTGGGCGCTTCATGACATCCTCGAGCGCATCAGCGACGGACGGATGCAGAGCTTTGTCCACAATAATTCGTGGATCGTGACTCAGATCTCGGTGTTTCCGCGACGCCGCGTACTCGACGTCATCGCTGCGGTGGGTGACTTACGTGATTGCCGGCTCTTGCACGGCGAGGTTCTAGCCTTCGCCAACAGAATGAACGTAGACCTGGTCGCCGCGTACGGGAGGCGCGGCTGGGCTCGAGACGCCGATCGCAACGGCTGGAAGATTAAGACGACCAGCTACCTCTACCACAAGGATCTGTAGCCATGGGCGGACAGACCGGCACGCAGCAAACCCAGACCCAGCAAACGACGCAACTGCCGCCCTGGATCAACGACGCTGCACAGCAAAATTACGCTACTGCGCAGCAAATCGCTACGACTCCGTTGCAGCAATATGCAGGGCAGATGACGCCGGATGTCTCCCAGCAACTGCAGCAAAGCTGGAACACGGCGGCGACGGCGGGCAACGCTGGGGTTCCGCAACTGAATGCTTCGACGGCAGGGTTCGTCGGCGCGCTCGGTCAGACGCCCTCTTCGATCCTGCCGAAGACTCTCGCCGGGACCGATCTTTCGCCGTACATGAACCCCTACACGCAAAACGTGATCAACGCGACGCTGCCGATCATGCAGCAACAGCTGGGGCAGACACTCGCCACCAACGCCGGCAACGCGGTCAACCAGGGCGCATTCGGGGGCTCAAGATTCGGCGTCCAGCAAGGCGTGGCCCAGGCTCAGGGAGCCCTTGGCGAGACGCAAATGGCCGAGCAACTCAACCAGGCGAACTACGGCCAGGCGGTGCAGGGCGCGCAATACGATATCGGCAACAATCTGACCGCGCAGACCGCCAACCAGGCGGCGCAGCAAGCGAAGATCAATTCCGACATCGCCGCCTCGAGCGGCCTCAACGCGGCGGCGCAGACCGCGGGCCAGCAAGCCCAGTCTGCCTTCAACATGCAGAACACCGCCGGCACGCAGCAAATGTCGACGGCGCAGGACCAGATCAACGCGCAGATGCAGAAGTTCCAGCAAGCCTGGGGCTATCCGACCCAGGAGCTCGGCGTCCTGCAGAGCGCGCTCGGCATGACCCCTTATGGACAATCCACAACTGGCGCAAGCAATACACAGACCTATACGCCCACCGACTGGGCGGCGCTCGCCGGCGCCGGGCTTGGCGCGGCCGGCTCGATCTTCAAAGGCTTTGGTCCCTCGGACAAGCGGCTAAAGAAGAATCTTAAGCGCGTCGGCACGCACGGACCGACCGGCGTTCCGGTCTACGATTTTAACTGGAAAGGTCAGCCGCCAGGGGCTCCGAAGACCCGCGGCCCGATGGCGCAGGATGTTGAGAAAGTTCTGCCTGGCGCGATTGCGCACGACGCAACCGGCGTTAAGCACGTCCATCCAGCGGTGCTCGGCGCGCTCTCCCGGCCGACGCCGGTGGGCCATGCGGGCGCGCTACGGACGCTCTCGCCGCTCTTGCACACTCAGCATCGACGTCGCGTGCGGCCGCCGCAACTGAGGGGCGCGCTCAGTGGCTGACGAGGACCGCCCACAATACCAGCATGGCTTGGGCACGATTGGCGGCCAGACGTTCCACTGGGGCTCGGGCGAGCCTGGGCGCTATTGGTCGATTCCCTACGGCGATTATCCCGTTACTCCCAACGCGCCGACAGGCGCCTGGGCGCAAGGGGCTGGGGCGATCCCGATCGCCAATAACGTCATTCCCGATCCGCTGCTGGGCCGGAATCGCATCGGCATCATGATCCATTCGGGATCGGCTCAGAGCCTCGATCAGCTTTACACGGAGGGCTGTTTCAAGGTTGCGCCGTCCGAATGGCCAGGCGTCCGCTCGGAGATCCTTTCGGAGGCGAAGAGCGGCCCGCTCTATCTGCATGTCGCGCCTGGCGGCGTGGCGGCGTTCACGAACACGCCGACGTTTTCGAAAGCCAGCAGCGAAACGCCGGCCGCGAACGCCAACGCGGTTGCGAATACGACCGCCCATACCGTTAGCCAGACGACGGTCAACGCCGCCAATGCGCCGATCGCCGGCGCGCTCGCTAACCAGGGGCCGGAGAGCGTCGGTTCAAATTCGGCTTACAGCTTCACGCTGCCGAAAAACGCGCCGATGGGCATGGGGAACAATAATCCCTTGAACATCAAATATTACCAAGGCGCGGAGAAGGATTATCCCGGCATGACCGGCCCCTCGTCGAACACCGACCAGGGCGATTCGCAAATGACCTTTGCTTCGCCGGAAGCAGGCTGGAATGCGGCATACAATCTCCTCAATAAGAAATACACGAACGGCAAGACAACGCCGAATCAGATCATCGCCGGCCAAGGCGGTTGGACGCCTGGCAATACGCAAGCTGCGGCGAATGTAGCGAAATCCGCCGGCATCGGGCCCGACGACGACATCGGCTTCTCGGATCCGGCGAAAGCGCAGAAGTTCATGCGTGCTTTGGTGACGCAGGAGCAAGGCGGAGCCGCCTCCGCTTATCCGGACGAGATGATCGCCGCCTCCATTGGCGGCAATGCGCCGGCGACGACGGGTACAAGCGGTACAGCGGTCGCTTCGACGCCCGCGGCCGCGCCGACAACGCCCGAATCCTGGTGGGGTAAGCTATTCGACAAACCCGCCGATGGCGGCGCCAACGCCCAATCGCCTTTTCAACAGGCGACGAGCGCTTTTCTCAACGCGCCGCAAAAAGAGCAAGCGGCCGAACGAGCCCAGGCGCCGCAAGACGGCTCGCCGGCGAGCGAGCAAGCTTCGCAGCAGCGCTTCGCTCCGGGCGCGCGCAACGTTTCGCCTGGCCTGGCCAGCGTGCCTCAGACTTACGGCACCACGATCAACGCCGCTTCGCGGCCGCTGACCTGGACCGACGCCCCTCCAGGAGCCCCAAAACTGCCTCCTGCCGGCCTTCAGGGCCCGATGTACGCTCAGACACCCGGAACATCGATCAACTCAGTGCAGCCCCTGCCGCAAGGGCTGGGATACGGCGTCGACCCGAACATAGGCTACGGCTATGGCTGACAATAGCGCCAACATTTACCCCTACCCATTGCAATTTGACCCTTCGCAATGGTCGAATAAATACAGTTCCTTCGCGGGCCAGAAGCTGCCCAGCCTGGCGGCTTACGCCGGCGTGCCGACCGACGCGCTCGGCAATCCGATCGCCAGCTATCAAGCGATTCAGGCTCAGCAAGCCGCGGCGCAACCGGCGGCGCCCGCCATGGCGCCGTCGACGACGCTGAACTCGAATCCATTCGCCGGCGTTCAAATCCCGCAAGGCCAAAATGCGGCGCCGTATGAGCCGCGTGGCGGCTTGAGCACCGCCCAATGGCAAGCGCTGACGCCGGCTCAAAGAGGCACAGCGCAGAGCGCGCTAGACACAGTTCAAGCCGGCGTAGCGGCGACGCGGCCTGACAGCTTCGTCGCCTCCTCCAATAATCCGAGCGGCGGCGGCCCCGGAGCGGGCGCGTACCTCCAGGGCTTAGGAGCCAACGCTTTTAACCAAATGGCTAATCAGCCCGCGGCGCCCGCGGCGTCGGCCGCGCCGGCTGGCCCCGACATGAACCAGGCCTATCTCGCTGCGCTTTCCAACCCAGGCAAAGTCCAGACGCCTGGCGCAACCGTGCCGCAAGCGCCTCTGCCCTCCGGCCAATCCGGCGTCCTGCAGCAGTTCCTCTCCAATTGGCAGAACCAAGGCTCGCCAACCACAGGGGCCGGAAATTACAATAATCAGGGGTTCTTCAACGCCCTGAAGGGAGGCATGTGATGCCGACTCCAGCCGATCTTCTCTCCGAGAAAATCGACGAGGATCCCGACGATCAATTGCGCATGCAACTCGATCAGGGTCAGGGCAATAACCTCGCCGGCGCCCCACAGACGCCTCCCCAAGCCGGCATGCCGCCGCCAGGCGGAGTGATGCCAGGCGGGGCGCCGCCGTCGCCCAACGTGCCAGGACCGCTCGCCGCGCTGGCGAAAAAGACGCCGACGACCAAGCCGCATATCCGGCTCAAATCGAAACCGGCCGAGCCGCCGCGAAAGAAGCTCAAGGTCCGTCTGAAACCGCGTGCGGGCAAGCCATCGATTTCACCGCTGCAGGGGTTCCTGAACAGCCTAGGAAGCTAACATGGCCGGCATTGGCGATCCTCTGTTCAATCTGTTCCAGCCTGATCCCGAACAGGCGATCGCGGACTGGAGCAACGAACAACAAAGGAAAAACCGCGCCGCTATTGGGCTCGACGCCAACGGCAATCCGTTGCCCGCCGCAGCCACCGCACCCGCGGTGCCGGCCGCCGATGGATCCGCGCCGCTGACTCCGGGTGACCACGCCGCCATTCAGGCTCAAGTCTCAGGCACAATGCAACCTGGGCAGGAGCCAAACGCGACCAAGACTCCGCAAAGCCTCGGCGCGCTTTTGATGAATCTGCAGCAACGCCAGGAGGCCGATCAGGGCTTGAACCAGGCGCTCGGCATGGGCTTCGCCGCCTTCGCCCAGCCGCGCGATCGCGAAATGGTTTCGCGAATGTTTAATCAGCAACAGCCGGATGTGAACCAGATCGGCATGACGCAAATGAACCTGGCCGGCCAGCAACAGGGCCAGGATCGCATGAACGCGCTCGGCGCATTGGTTCGCGATCCGGTGCGAGGCAAAGCCATCGCGGATAGCCTCAACATCCCGCAAGCCGACCTCATCGCCCGCTACGAGGCTGATCCGCAGGGCGTCGGCCAGATGATTCAGAATTTCCGTCAGCCTACCGACCCGCTCAAAAACATCATGCAACTTCCCACGGTGGGCGGCAGCGCGGCAGCGGGGCCAGCGGGTCCAAGCGGTCCAAAAGGAAGCCCAGCCAATGGCACGCCGCTCAGCGATATCATTTCCGCCGTCACCAGCAGCGTCGCCGGTCCTACTAGCGAAGCAATGCTTTCGGCGCAGAACGCCTGGCGCGCAGCGCACAAAGGCCAGCCGGATTCGGCTATGCCCTGGCAAGCCAACAACCTGCAATCGTTTGGGCAATATGCGATCAATGAAAAGGGCAAGGAAGACGATCGCGCGTCGGCGTCGGCAGCGCTCGTCGATAATAACGAAACCGCTCAGAGAATGCAGACCGACCTCGAGACGTTGAAAGATTCGCCTGGCTTAAAGAGCATTCTCACTACGCCAGCCAAGCGAGCGATTGCTCAGACAGCGATGGAGGACAAAGGCGCAACCGACGTCCCGACTATCATGGCGAAATATGTCGGATTAAACAGCCAAGAAGCAGACGCGATCGCAGTTCTAAAAAGAATCGGCGGCGCGACGACCGAAACCGCCATGAAGGGCATGGCTGGCACCGGCACGCGCGTCACGCAAGCGGAAGTTGGGCCGCTGAAAGACGCAATCGCCACGACGCAGAACCTGAACCAAAGCTACGATTCTTACATTCACGGGGCGCTTGGCAGCGCGATCACGCGGGCGAAGAAAACCATCGCGACAAATTTCGGCGCGACCGGCAACGTTAAGAATATGGATCCGCAATATGCGCCGTGGCTGGACGACAACTTCAAGCCAGGCGGCGAGCTCTACAAGGAAGGCAGCGGCGCAGAGGCGCTTCCGGCGGCCAAGCCGATTCCGCCGGATATGTTGGCTCAGGTGAAGCAGGAAGCTTCGAACTATTCCGTTGGAAAAGACGACCTTCTCGACAATCTGCAGCAAGCTGGATTTGATACAAAAAGGCTGCGTCACACGCCGGTTTCAGGATGGTGATCGATGGCTGACAGAATCCAAGGTCTGCCTGGCTATCATCGCGCGCAAGACGATCTGCCTCCGGTGCAGCCGCAAACCGTCTTTCCAAAGTCGCAGGGGCAACCGACCGCGCCGGATTCGACGCCGGCGCCCATTCCTGGCTTGCCAGGGTATAAACGGGCGACGCCGGATGCGACATCTTCAACTGCCGCGCCGGCAAGCCAGAACAGCCTCCTGTACGACATGTTTCATCCGACCGACGCGGATCTCAGTCGGCCTCAGACCTGGCATGATTGGCTAACCAAGACCTATAGCCCCTCGGCAAGTCAGGTGGGCTCCGCGGCGCTTGATGACGTCTCATTCGGCACTGCGGATTATCTGCAGTCTAGGCTGACCGGCGAGAATGTCGGCAATATTCGGGCTCGCACAGCCGATGCTCAGGCGGCGCTTGGACCGATGGGTCCGGTCGTCAATGCACTCACCTACGCGATTCCCGGCGGCGGCGAGGCAAAGCTCGCTTTCACGCCTGGCAAGTATCTCGGCAAGGCGGCGCAAGCGGCGGCGCCCTACATCGGGCGCTATGGCGCGGCGGCCGCGGAGGGCGGCACGGCGGCCGCGGCAAGTTCGATCGGACATCAGGTAGGAGATCCCAATGGTATCGACGCCTTAAAGGTCGCTAAGGACACGGGGTTTGGCGTAGCCGGCGGCGCGTTGGCTCAGAGCGTTGGTGACGCTGCGGCGGCGACTGGGCGCCCGATAGTGGATTTGATAACCGGCAAAGATGGTCGCAGTAGCGAAGCCTGGAACTGGCGCACGCGCGCAGCGTCAGGCGATCCGACTCTTCCTTCCGACGTTGCAAATCAACAAGTCTTTCGCGCATCCAACGATCCAGCTCAGCCCGCGCTCGCTAATCTTCAGACCGCGCTTAGCCAGTCGACCGATCCCGGCGCGGGATTCAATGCTGTAGCGAGTGCGACAGGGCTGGCAACAGGCGCAGCCGGGATGGACAAGGGGATGGATTGGGTATCGGCGCTTGTGCCTGGCGGCGTGGCCGGAGCAGCAACTAAATATATGGGTGAGCCGCTTGCACGCGGGATCAACACCATCGATCGCAACATCAATGTTGGACAGGCTCTCGATCAGACTTATCCAGCGCTGTATCCGAATGCGTCGACGACTGATACGTCGGGTTGGGCCAATGCGCTCCGCCAAGGCTGGATCGGCGGCCAGCGCTCAACGGATCAGGCTGGAGACGCTCAGTGGTGGTGAGCATTCTTCAGTCGCATTTGCTCGGCCTGAGCTATCATTGCTAAGACGCGTGCTTTGCTTGCCTCCGCCTCTTCTGGCGTAGGGACATAGGGCGGTGCTTTGGGCTTAGCGGTTAGCTTGCCAACGAAGCTGACAAACGCCATAGCTGCGAAAGCCGCCAAGATCCAGGGGGCGAACACAACGAGGTAGAAGGGGATTTCCTGTAGCACGATCATCGTCCTTTCGAGCGTCTTATCTAGTGTGTTGCCTTGCTGTTTTCAAGTGCCTAGATCCGGCGACGATTCGGGTCTTTGTAGTGGTGACGCTTTGGGCCAGAACACCACATTACGACGCCGACAATGAAGAGGGTAAGGAGAATAAGACCGGTCATGCGCCTTATTTAAGCCTATCCATGCGGATTACAAGTGCCTTCAATGCACCGTATCCGCACCTGCCAGATCCTCGAGTATGACCGACAGCATTTTCGGCCTAAGCTCGTCGACTGTCATCTTGGGCTCGCCGGTGACGTAGCTCAGCATCCGCGTCGCGAGCTCCATCGCCGCCTCCGCCTCCTCGACGCTGTTGATTTCGATTCCTGCCCTGCAGATCGCGTTAAACACGCCTCGAATCGCTATGCGCTCTTTCTTGTTATCGATCATGCCACTGGCTCCGCCGCCCTGAGCTTCGAAAACACCGCCTCGTAAAGGTTCTGCTTTTTCTGTAGGGCTCGGACCACGCGCCGATCGATGTCGGCGCCGGCGAAGTCGATGTAGAGGCAATTCTCGCGCTGTCCTCTGCGATGTATGCGGTCTTCGTCCTGCGTGCGCGTGTCTAAGCTGTAGCTCGACTCGAAGAAAATCATCGTCGAACAATGGTCTTTCGCATCTTCACCGCCGAGCAAGGTATGCCCGTATTTGACGCTGTCGGCCTGGCCAAGCATGAGCCGGCACATGGGGTCCGTATTGAAACGGCGCTTCTGCGCGCCCGTCTCCTCGGGCTTCATCTGGCCTTTGATGAAAGCGGGGAAATGCGCTTTGAGCGCAGAGAAGAGAATCTCAAACGAATAGCGGTGCCGGTAGATGACGACGACCTTGCCCTCGATCTGCGCCAGCAAGTCGATCAGACACAAAAGGCGCGGATTCTTCTCCGGTTCAACCAATATGCGGGGATCCCCACTCTCGTTGAGAATAAAGCCACACATGATTTGGCTCAGCTTCTCGTATTTGCTCACGGCGACGTCGACGGCGACAATCTCGTCGTTCTCGAGCTCGAGCAGAAACTCGTCCCGCATTTGCTTGTACTGGGCCGCTTGTTCGCCCGACATTTCGTAGCCGCGAATCGAAAAGTCTTTCCGCGGCAACATGGGAAGCCAATCGGCCTTCCGAGCCTGGAAGATAGCTGGCGCCATGATCCGTGCGAGCGCCTCGGCGTTTTTGACGCCGACGACTTGTTTGTTTTCCCAGCCGCCCATCTGACAAAATGTGTTTCTGAAAGCCCAAAACTTCATCCCCGTGAACAAGCCGATCGCGCGCAATTGGGGATACAAATCATGTGGCCCCTGAGTTTGCGGCAGACCGGTCAAAAGGCGCACGATCGTCGCTTCTTTCGCCAGGTTGAGCGCCGCTTTGGTCTGCTGACTGTCGTGGGTTTTGATCTGGATTGATTCGTCGAGCGCCAGCATCGAGGGCTTAATGCGCATCCAGGCCAGGAGCTTGAGGAGAACCTCGGGCGATCGAATCGCCTCGTAATTGATGATTAGAATCGGCGGCTTTTCGTAGCGCTGAATCGAGAAAAAAGCGTCGTTGGTTTTCGAGCCCGAAACGAAAATGTGGTGGACGAACGGGAAGTCTTTGTCCTCGATTTCGTCCGACCAGCCGCTCTTGAAGCTGTTGGGCGCCACCACGACCAGGCGCGTGGCGCGAAGCTCGTCGAGCTCGAGGGGCTTGACCGCGCGCCGGAACTCCTCGAGCGCCAGGATCGTTTTTCCCAAACCCATCTCGAGGAAATAGCCGACGCCGCGTTTGCCGCGGCCGAACTTCAGAGCTTCGATCTGGACCTGGTCAAGTTGCACAGCGTTTCCACCTGCCCTCGCCGTCGCGCTCGATGACGCCATATTTGCGCAATTCTTCGAGCCGCGAGGTGATCGAATTTATCGAGAAACCCGCGGCCATGACCTTGGGCTGCATGTCAATCGCGCGCTTAGGTCCGGTGGAGAGTTCCGTCACAATGATGCCGTTAATGCCCTTTTTCAGATCCGGGCCAGGCGAGACGCGTTTATGGATTTGAGGCTTAGGCTTGTGCGTAAGCTTGTGGATTGCGATCGCGCGCTCAGCCAGCTTAGGCTTGGGCGCAATCTCTTCGACCTCGAGATCCTCGATCGGCAACATTTTCGACATCAGCCCGAACAGCGTGTCGGCGCCGATGGTGAAGCCGATTTTGAACTTAATGGTCATCCGGGCCTTCCTTGTCCATGGCGTCGAGCCACTCCTTGAGCCGGATCGCCGGATCGTGGCGACAGGGTAAGCAGACGCAGATGAAGGCGACGATTCCGAGCGCGATGCCGAGCCAGTTCATAGGCGCTTCCCGATGCTGCAATTCTCGTACTGGATGATCGCTTGCGCGCGCATGAGGTCGAGCACGTCCTTGGTGTGCAGGAACGCATCGACGGCTTGGTCGCAGAGCTTAACTTCCTTATCCCACTCGCTGGGCGCGGGTGGCGGCGCCGGGACGGACACCGTGACGTGTCGATCTAAGAATCGATACAGATCATCCGCCGCCATGCCGGCGATAAAAACGATTGCTCCGAAAGTTAGCGGCTTCACTTCGCCCGCCGAATCTTCGCCATGCGAATGACATGGCCCATAGAACGGCTAGGGGCGGCCGCTGGCGTGGGTTGGACGACGGAGGCTGCATCGATCAGGACGAAGCCAAGTTTGTAGCCGAGCGCCCGCGCTACGGCGTTGAGCGAGGCGGCTTGCGGGCGCCGTGTTTCGCCAGAGAACCAGTTCGACAGCGTCTGCGTTGAGACGCCCGAATCTTCGTGGATCTGCTTATAGGTCGCGCCGCTGTCCTGAATGACCGTCCGGAGCTCATCAATAATCGGGTCTTTGTCTGTGAAATTATAAGATTTGTAAGTGAAGATCTTAGCCATTTATTATTTCTTTCCCTTGGCGAAATCTTCGCGCATCGGCAAATTTGGGTAAGCGCCGTTCTCCGCGATCCTTTCGATCTGCATGGCGACGTGCATAAGCGCCAGCGCGACGGCGTAGGTCGCGCCGACTGGCGTGCGGATCTTGGCCGCCCTTTCGAGCTCAGCGATCCACTTCATCGTTTCATCGTTCATTGGCCATTCCTCGGAATTTGACGGACCAGACGCTCGATGCCGTGCTCAATTTCGGCAGCCGACGTTTGCTTCGCGATCGGCGGCGTGGTGTAGGGGTAGTCGAAGGATCGATCAGCCTTCACCGGATCTGAGGTGCTTGGCCTCGCCGCCTGAGCAAAGCCGATGATGCCGTCCCAGTGGACTCCATCGCCGGAAACGGTGCGGGCGATCGAAGTCGCGATCTGGTCGAGCGCCTCTTTCGCCGCCGGCGAAAGCTCGTCCCAAGAATCGCCGGAACGAATCTGATGCTTGAGCGCTTGTGCTATGATCGCAAAGTTCATTTTGTCATTCGCCATATAAGCCAGTCCCTTAAGGTTTCTGCGTGCGGTCCATATGATCCGCCTGGCGGAAACGAGTCTTTCCTCAGTGCGGTCTTTGCCCATTCGTGGACATACATCACCTTCGTTTTCGGATCCCAGCCGATCAGGGCGCAAAGGCCGCCGGCGGCGATGTAACGCTGGCCTTCCTCGAATTGACGCAGCGTCGGCGCAAACGACTGATGGGGTATGAGCTTGCCTTCAGCGAGCAAGTGTGGGTGACCGGGTAGCTTGATTGCCAGGTCCAAGAGCCCGATTGCATAACGGTCTTCGTGCCTGCGGGCATATGCTCCAAGGCCACGACAATCTGCCACAAGCTGAGTTTTAAGTTTGCTTTCAAGGTTCATTCCTCCTCCCAGAAGAATCAGTCGCCTTCCTCGCCTTCGTAGTAGCCACGCACGATTTCCTGCAGGTCAAACGCCATCAACGCGCCGATTATGAATTCGGCATCAGGGAGGCATTGCCGCCAGAGCTCCTCGGGAATGCGCCGACCGTTGGGATCCTTGATCAGGCCCAGCTGGCGCGCCGCCAGGCAGCGGGCAAGGAATTCGTCGAGCCTCATGGCTTCCGCCGATCTTTGAGAGCATCGGCTATTTCTTTGGCCATATCGCCCAGCGGCTGCATTTGCCGCACGCAATAAGCGACGCCGGATCGATAGCCCCAGGCATAAGCGACGATCAGGCCTACGCTGACGAGCGCGGCGAAGATGACGGTGGAGAGCGTCATGGCTTCAGCAACAGCGAGAGGCACGTCTGCAGGGCTCTAGACGCTTGCAGGAGGTGAAATTGAATCGAATACGGATTGTAGTCGCCAACCTCGGCAAGCTCCCTCACCGCTTCGCTGTGCAAGATGACAACATCAATCGCGTCGGACATCACGTCGCGCCTGGCCGGAATCATCGCGCCTTTGAGATCCGGCCGATCGTGCTCCTCGATTGCCTGGATGACGACCTGGCACTCGGAATCTACGACCGCGGGATGATCGCCGGCGGCTTTCGGATACTCGCTCATTGGCTCTGGGCCAGCGAAGAACGCCGTGCGCAAATAGTCGATCAGAGCTTGTGTCGGAATCGGTTTGGCAGTGGGGCGCAAGGTCCGAAGTTCCGGCCGACATAAGCGGCGAAGAAACGTCCTAGCGAGTACGTCGGTGAAGTGATTTGGCAAATTACCGCCGCCAGGATGAGTGAGAGGTGCGTAATAAGCTTCGCCAGGCGAAGCGAGCGCATAGCCGTACTCGAGCTCTTGGAAGGCGATTACCGGCGCGTTCCAGACCAAATTGAGGAGATGATCCTCATCGATCTTTGCGATGATCATCCAGGTTTCACCGAGCGTGACTTGTAAGTGAAGTTGAATCCGGCCCACCAGGCGTTTCGTCGATTAAGCGGCCAATCATGGAAGCCTTTTGGATAGTTGCCCGCTTCACGCGCGCCCAAGGGAAGTCGACCACGCCCGCAATTCTCTCCATCAGCGAACTCGCTGGGATAGAGCGCCTGAAGCGCAGATCGTTCGCGATTAGACCTTCGAGCTTTTCGGTTCATCGGTTCGCTTCAAAAGCTTGGGATAGAATTTGTGGTAAAGCGCCAGCTTGCGCTTGGCGTTTTTGCGCGTCATGGGCTCCCCCCGTTCATCATTGGCGAGCGCGATCAGCTTCTCTAATCGAGCCCGCGTCGGGCGATCGGGGGGAGTTTCGTCAGGCATTAATCGACTTCGAAGAAGCCTTTTCTGATATCGTAATTGACGCGCTCGATTGACGTTTTGCCGTTGCGCTGGGCGTTCCAGCAAAAAACGCAGCCCTGATAAATCTGCGTATCGGTGATCGGAGACTTCCGGCGCTTGGGAGTCTTGGCTTCTTGCAGCCACCGATCGAGCGTCGTTGTCGGCGCTTTCTCAACGAAATCTTCGCCGCCGCGGCTAACGTTGTGCCAGAACTCCTTCGCCGCCTCGGGATCCTTTTCCCAAGTAGCGAAGATAGCGCCGACAACCGGAGCCTTCTGAAGCTCGGGTGTCTTCATCGTCAGAACATTGCCCATCCAAACGATGAAAGGCGCGTATTCGGGCGTGTGGAAGAGGTCGTAGACCTCATCGCCCTTAGGCACTGGCACGCCGACTTTGCGGCTGAGATACCAGGCAATGCCCTCGGCTGCATGTTTCGCGGCCGGCCGCGGAACCGTACGGAGGTCCGTCTCCATCATTTGGTAGGCGCCGGCGATGTCTCCTCTTGAGCGCAGCGATCCTTTCGGATCGAATTGCCGGAAGAGAAGAATCTCATCCCGCTCGTCGTCGACCTTGTAGCGGCTAAGATTGACCATCAGGCCGCTTGGCATGTCGCCGTCGAGTTTGGCCAGAATATCGCTAGAATGCTGACCATTGATGCGCCGCTCCGTCTCGTCTGGACGCACTGCGATCGCCCAGTTAAAAACGGTTGCCTGACCGGCCATGATTTGACCTTTCAGGTAGTCCAGCCGCTTGTCGTCAAGTGGCCGCTCAGTTGCAGAACCTGGCATCTGAGCGATTTTTCTAGCGAGTTCGCTCGTGACGGAGAGAAGCTCGCTGTTCAACAAGGTGAAAGCCATGAACTTTCATCTTTCTTTTATGGACGCTTAAAGGGAACGGGCTCAGAGGGCGTTCCAGACTCTGGCTCGTTTTCCGTCCACGCATCAGCGAGTTTTCCAAGTTCAAATGCAATGACAGATAGCTCCACGAATGACACCGTGGCTGCATGTCGTTTGCTTTGCTCTTTGACTCGCTTAATGAGTGGCCGAAACTTATTGACCACATCTTCGTAAGGGATCGTGATCTTTCGTTCTTCCTTTCGTTGAATACGGCGGAATGGCTTGCCCTTAGAGGGTTTCGCCTCGGCGCGGCGCATGATTATTTCCGCTTTGTCGCGGTTTGTTTTTGGCGTAATTTCTCCAGCGACGACGGCGGCATTAAAGACTTCTGGATGAGTTGATTTTGTGCGGGCAAGGTAACTAAGAGCTTGGATATCCCCTGGAAATGAAATATAGCTCACCTCGTGGTCTATATTTTTAGCTACAAGCTCGTACCGATCGCATGATGCTTTGCTAATTCCAATTATTTCTACACATAATTCATCCCATCTCCTACCCCACTTCTGTTTATGAGTCCTAAATGCATTGTGAAACTCAATAATACGCTTCCCTTTTTCAAGAATAGCCTTAACCTTGGTTAAGTTGGCGCGATTCTCCGCGGCAGTCGCCTCAGCGATGTAGGCTTTCCAATCGTCGAGCGTCTCAGGCGATTGGAACATTTTGATGATGTTGTTTTCCATGATGAACGTCCTCAGAACGGAATGTCGTCGTCGTCGACGACGCCGGCCTGGCCTTGCGGCTCCGGAATGCGAGCGCCGCGCTCCGACGCCGCCTCGCGAGGCGCGCTCGAGCGGCGGTGGACTCCCGTCTCGCCGTCGACGTCTTCGTCTTCGTCGGCGGTCGCAAAGGCGACATCCCGCCATTGCGCGAACAGCGGCTCGGTGATCGCGGAGAGCGCCGGATCGGTGTAACCGTCGCCACGATATTTATAGCCGTAGTAGACTTCGTTGGTGGGCCCGATATTGCGCACCGCGCAGATCTTGTAGCGCTGGAAGAAGGGATCGACCGGCTTGGCGTCGACCATGGCGAACAGCTGCCGCGCCTCTTTGACGCCGGAACGCGTGTTCAGAGTCAGAGCGAGCGTGTTCCAATCGGGCAGAAACCAGAGCACTTCGAAGGTTAGAGTCGCGGCGGGCGGCGAGTTCTTGTCGTCGTCGCGCGAAGAGC